ATAATTAACATTAATATTTCATAATTTTTTATTTATTTATATTTGAAAATGACTTTCCATCAATATAATTTATTATTTTTAAATAAACTAAACAAATTTATAAAATATTTTTTTTTTTAAAAAACCAATAAAAAACTAAAAATAACTTTATGTATTGTAAATTAAATTAATAAAATTTAGATTATTAACCTCGAATTTATTAATTCTTTTGATTAATACATTATCATATTTTGGCGATATGATTTGTTTTGATTTAACGAGTGGTTTTCCATTATTAACTACAAAAAAATATTTTTCAAAGGTATTATCCACGAGTTGCTCTTTTTTATTCGTGGTGATACAAATTCAAAAATATTAGAAGGAAATTGAGTCAATATTTGGAAAGGTAATACAAGTCGCGAATTTTTAGATAGTAGAGGCAATACTGATTATAAAATTGGTGAAATGGGACTGATATATGGTTATAAATGGAGACATTTTAATGATAAAATTGATCAACTTAAAAATCTATTAAATAAAATCAAAAATAATCCTATGTCACGTAGACTTTTAATGACTGTTTTTAATTCAGAACAAGTTGATTTAAGTGTACTATATCCATATCATTCAATAGTTACATAATTTTATCTAAATGAAATTGAAACAAATGTATCAAAAAAGCGCAGATGTATTTTTGGGATTACCGTTTAATATTGCATCAACAGTATTATTATTAGAAATAATATGTCATTATCTAAATGATAATTAAAATGATAACATATATAAATCGAAAGACATGATTATTAATTTAGGTGATATACATTTGTATGAACAACATATTGAACAAGCACTTGAACAAATTACAAGAAAACCATATAATTTTTGTAAATTAAATATTAAAAATAGTTATTTTGAAATAGAACAATATCAATTTGATGATTTTGAAATATTAAATTATCAATGTCATCAAAGTATTAAAACAGAAATAGTATAATTAAAGTATTTGAAATAAATATATATTTGATTTATATATAACTAAAAATTAATAACCAAACAAACAATAGTAAAAAAAATATAAACAAATTTAATAACACAGATCACAATGAATTATTTGATATCCACACAAATAATAGCAAAAAAAATAATAACAATTTATTAAATAATACCAATGATACATTACAAAAAATAATATCACAAAATAAAATTAATGATTTAAAAAGATTTATTGACAAACGAGAATGTCTAAATACAACTAATCAAGCATTATACTATTTATTTCATATCGTACAACTTATCGGAATGCTAACAATAGGAATTGCTACTCAAAGCAATCAAACATCTATAATATGGATAGGAATTGCATTAAATGGAATTGCATCTATAATTATTATTTTTTCAAAAACGCATGATGATATGGCAAGAATATTGCTAAATGATATAAAAAATATTCAAAATGGAAATTATATTGATGAATCTATGTTAATTAATCAAGACAATACAATAATATAAAAGATGTTTTTATTTTAATTTTAATTTTTACATGTCCAATATTTTTTTTACATTTATTGATTTATTTTCATGTGATGTATTTGTATTACCAACTTCTGTACATATTGTAATTGTATTACAATCATAATTGTTTGTAACTGATTCTATAATTGGAATATTGTTATTGGGTTCATTTTCATCAACATCTTCGTCATCTATAAATTTATAACCAATTAAATTATTTTTGTTATCGAAACAATTAGGTAATTTGAGTAACATATTTGATTTAAATTCTTTTTGGTTAATATTTGTTTGATTATTATAATAATTTTTATACCACATTTTAAACATTGAAAATAATTGAATGATTTTAATTTTATCTTTTGAATTTGTTCTTATTAATTTTTCTGCAATATATTCTAAATATACATCAGAATTTCTTTGATAATCTGATGTGTATAATGTTACTTTATTTGGTTCTTTGAGTCCATGTATCTTATAATGAGTAAATCGATGAATCAATATTGACATCAATGATTCTTTAAGTACATCAAACTCATTCTTGAAATGTGGATTTTTTTTCTTTTGTTTTGGATCTTTTGGATCTGGATTATCTACAAATTTCATCTCAAATTCGACCACCCTCAATCTTCTCCATGTACCACCGTCATTTGCGGGAATATCTGGTAAATTATTACATGTTAATATAAGTTTAAATTGTGGATGAAATTCAATAGGTTCTTTGAATAATCCACGTGCAGATATTATATCACCTCCAGAAATTTCTTTCATATAACCCACATGAATTTTATCATCATATTCTGGTTCCTGAAATACACAAAAACGTTTACCCTTGGTTTTTGCCATCTCCGGATTTGCACTTGTTGCACTAGGTCGTTTACTAGTTAATATAGTAATTGGTAATGTACATGCATAATCTCCTAAAGCTTTTTGTAATAAATTAATAGATAATGATTTACCATTACCACCAGAACCAGTCCAAATATGAAATTTTTCATCGGGTGTATGACCTTGTAAACAAGAAGCCATTAAATCAATTATATAATCTCTCATATCCTCATCTGGTTGGATATCAGATAAAAATTGTCTAACCTTTATGATATTTATATCGTTTTCATCATAAGGTTTGAAATTTATATTAGTACATAAACTAATATAATCTTCGGGACGTCCTTCTCTAAATATATCATTTTTTAAATCATATACTCCATTATTAAAACATAATAAGTCACGATTTTCATCTAAATTATTTGAAAAATTTTGATCATAAAATAAATTAATTAATTCACCTAGCACCTTGTCTTTGAATGTTTTTGTTCTCAATTTTGTTGTTAATTTAATTGCACTATTTGATAATTCAAGTAAATTTGATTTTTCTTCATCATTTGCTTCGGATGCTTTTGTACCATATGCATATGCCATTTTTAAATATTTTTGTACCATATCCTCATTTAATTTATTATATATCTTATGTCCTCCCTGTATTATTATCCATTTATGATTCGAAAATTCATACCATATTTTTTTTTCAATACTCGCACATTTAAAATCATTCTTGTAAATCTCGTAAAATGCTTTTGCTACATCATAATCTGTCGCTGTTAGTGATGTTTTCATAATTGCTCCATATTCCTCTAAAATAAATTGTGCATATTCGTCCGGTTTGTCATGTTTTGCCCATCTATGTAATGACCCTATATTATATCCATGATTTCTAAATGTCTTCCATCTTTTTTCACAGTCTCCATTCTTGAATTTACTGTTATACTTTGACATTTCAACCCATATTATTAATAAACTATCATCTATATTATGCAAACACCAACCTAATTCTATCCATGTCTGATAATTATTTACTCGACTGACATTTAACATTTCACATAATTTTCTAGCAACTCTATTGTCATCGACATTTCTTCTTCTTCTATTTGCAAACATATTTGCATACATTTGTTCGATTCGCCCCCATGTATAATTTTCATTTAATTCTGCTAATTCATCTATATCTTTTATTTGTCTAATACTTAATGTCTTTGGTAATTTATTAATTTTATCACTCGATAATTCATTTACCGATATAAATGTCATATCCTCATTATATATACGACTTAATAAATATTTATTTGCCTCATAATTTGGTTTTGCAGATCCATACATTAACCAATTATTTCTTTTGATAACTGCTTCATCTATTACATCACTTAATTCATTCGTTCCAATTAATTCTATTATCTTGTCATTTTCTTTGAGTTCTCCAATCACATTTTCACGAATTATCTCTTGTATCATCGAATTAGTCCAAATAAATGGATACATTATATGTACACCATCCTTGTATTTATATGTATTTGTATTTTCATCCGTTAAATGTTCAATTAAAGATGGTAATTTCTTTTCTAATAAATAAACTTTAAAATCATCCGAATTTACACTAAAATATTGTTTTATATATTTATTATACATATTTATTATTAATTCTATATCATTTGATGAGTATTTATGCTCTTTGGATTTTGTTTTCGTTTGATATTTAATATCAATATCTATCAATATTGGACTATAATCTAAATGACATTCCGTTAAATATGGAGTATGTCCATTTTGAATTACATCACAATATTCATCCATGAATTTACCATGTAATTCACCTGATAAATCAAACGACCCTTTGGGATTATCTAATGAAGTATGGGTTATTTTTTTGTCAGAACCTTTGGTAACTCTATTTCTATTTAACATCATATTTAACTTGTTTATTCCATTACCGCTAGCCATTATAACTATACTATAATGTATATTTTGTTTTTAACCTTATTTATTTTTAAAATACTCTATTTTTCAATTCAATTGTTTTTCCTTATTCATTTCTGAACAATAAAAATGACTTTAATATTTAAAAGAGTGTTTCATTATTTTTTAAACTTTCACAATGTGTAAAATATTAATTCAATTACGGATATCTACTTTTTGACATATTATCGATTAATATTTTATTATCATAATATATCTTCATATCTTGTACAACCATCTCTATCATATTCAACTTATTTAATATTTTTATAATGTACCGGTAATAACATTTTTATTAACTATATTACGAGTGTCGTTAATATATTTTAATATTTTTGTAACATTCATTTGTAATTTATGGTAATTCATATATTGATTTTTATCAATTAATTTACTTTATTAAAAGTATATGTTATTTCTTTACCTAATATTGGTAAATATAATTTATGTTCATTTTTAACTTCTAAACCTGTTTCTAATGCTAAAATATAATAATTCAATAATTGTATTATATATTGACTTGGTACAAAATCACTATATGAACATTTAATATCTGTTATAGTCTTTGTTTCTGAACTATATATATCTATTATACCATTCAATAAATGTCCATGTAATGATTTCTGATATACATCATATTTCGATTCAACTATATATTTTTCTATACAATCAAACCATCTCTTCTCATCTGGACAATCAAACATATTCCTCTTGATATTGGAAATTAAATAATCATATGTCATCTTACCACGTATTATTGATGACAATAATGAATTTACAAATATCGTTTTACAAAGTAAATCAGTATCACTTTTTTCTAATAAACCATAATTAAACGTTAAATATTTTTTAACATTTTGTGATAAATTCATTTTCATCGGATTAATCTGAATAAAATCTAATAAATTATTTCCAAATCCATTGTCAACAATATTCTTAAAAATATTTATTATCCTTTCAAATTTAGTATCATTCATCTTTGTAAATTTATATGTATCTTCATATTTACTCTTAATATCATTTAAATTTAATATATATATATCTTTACTAAATTCATCAACTCTTTTATCTAATGAAAACATAAATCTATATATATTAATATCTTTACCAATATAATCTATTAATTTTATATGTTGCAAATCTGGATGATATAATGATTTATTATTATTATTATTATTATCTTTATTCTTATTAACTAAATAACCTATATAATGATCTATATAATTTCCCATAATTGGCAATGTTCCGGATATCTTATCATTCAAAAAAGTTATAACATCTAAAAATGTTTTATTTGTTAAATCCTTTAAAGATGAATGTACTTTCGTTTGTTTCATAGTTATTTTATATTGTTGTTTAATATTTTCATAATCTTTTAATGTCATTCTTTTGACAAACTCAACAACACCATATGAGACATAATTATTTTTTGGATATATTATAGGTTTAATTATCTGCTCTGGCTCTATATGTTCTACAATATCAAGACAGTTTGATAAAACACTATATAATATTTTATTTATCTTATAATGATATGTTATCAATAATTCACATTTTGCACGTGTAACCGCTACAAATAATAAATTAATTTCTTCTATTAGTTGTTGATGTGTTTCTTCTTCGGATATTATATCAATATTACCTGCATTTATTAATATAATTTCATCTGCTTCTAATCCTTTTGCTCCATGAATTGTTGATACAGAAATTTTACCATACCGAATATATTTGGTATCATCCAAATTGTAATATTCTAAATTATTTTTAACCAATTGATTTTCTAATATACCTATTGGATATCTATATCTAGACAATAATAATATTCTTTTGCTAGTATAATCTATCGATTTTAAATAATTAATTATATATTCAATTTCATCTGTTAATGTAGATAAACCAATTATTTTTATCTTACAATTATTATCATTTGAAAAATTTGCTTGTTTTATTTCTTTAATATATTCATTATCTAAATTAGTACATATTGTTGTATATTTATATTTCAATAGACTATTTGCAATATTAATAATTTTCTCAGGATTTCTATAATTTAATGTCAACTGATATTTTGTAAATTTATTAAAATATTCTCCATTTAAATTATCTACACTATTTCTAAATTGATATATTGATTGATCTATATCACCAAAAAATAATACTTTACAATTAGATAATTTTTGCAACGAATTTACTATATTTAATTGTCTCTCATCAAAATCTTGATATTCATCAACTATTAAATATTTTAATTTCGATAATCCATTATTATTTTCTTTTTTTTTATATAATTGATCTACATGACGATGAAATATTGCTAATATTTCACATGGAGAATAATAATTATTTTCATCAATATTTTTATTTTTATCTATTTCTCCACTTAAAATATAATGATATGCGATTGAATGAATTGTACCTATATATCCTAATTCTTGACTCGTATACGCCTTTAATTTATATTTCATACTTATATGTGCATTTTTTGTATACGTTATTAACATTATATCTGATGATTCTACATCATAATAATCTACTAAATAACCTATCATTGAACATATAGTTGTTGTTTTACCAGTTCCTGCGGTTGAATCAATTATAGACCATGTTATTGATTGTTGTATATCATCAATTATTTTAATTTGTTCTTCGGACATATTTGTAACTTTACCAGTATTATTATATATTTTTTTTGCCATTACTAATTTTATAAAACATTATATTTTTTACCGCAAAAATATAATGTTTATATACAAAAATTTTATTTATACTAATCCAATAAAATGATAATAGTAATTTAATCAATTATAAATTTCAATTAACTTCTTTCATATATTTATTATATAAATACAATTTTTGAATGAAATTAAACTACTGTTACGAAAAACATGGACAAATATAAATTTATACAAATAAATAAAATAATTATTTTACTTCTTTTGCTAATACTGTAAATGGATTATATAAATATTCGTATTTATAATTATTTATAATACCATTTATTGTCATTAAAAAATCTAAAGTTTGAATAATTTCGATAGATCCATTATTTAATTTACTGTCGGTATCTGACAGTTTAGCAATAATTTGTTGTTTTTTTATATCTGAAATATTTTTATCATTCAAATAATGATAATATAAATGATTTATTAAAAATAAACAATTATATCCATTTGTTATTAACTTATTAACAGTCATATATATTTTCATTTGGTTGTCATTACTTATTGGTTCATTTAATAAATATATTGTATGATTTATTATTTCTGGCGATATTTCACCAATCGTATCCCTAACAATATCAATATTTATGTCCGAAAATTTTGTTACATAACTTAACCGCTGAATTAATGTTATTGTCTTCCTCATATCGCCATTTGTATATTGATATATATATGTATACACGTCATCTGGAATGTTTGATACTAATTTTTCTTTTGATAATATATTTTCTATCGATAACTTTGATTCTTCATATCCAATTGGCAAAAATCTAAATTTTGAACATCTTGATGCTAATGGAGATATTATTTTGGTTACATAATTACATATCAATATAAATCGCGTACTGTGCGAATATTTCTCTATTATCCTACGTAATGCAAATTGTGAATCACTTGATAATGCATCTGCCTCATCTAATACGATTATTTTAAATGGAGGTATATCTTGATCTTTTTCATGATGAACAACTGATAAACTGGCAAATGATTTAATTTTTTCACGTACTATTTTAATTCCTCTATCATCTGATGCATTTAAACTAAGTATTCTATCACTTCTTAATTTTTTTGTCTCCTCAAAGAATTGTAATTTTGTCCATTTTGGAAAATTACTTTTTTTATAACTATATAATCTTTTTAATAATATATTTGTAATGGTTGTTTTCCCTGTTCCCGGTAAACCATATAACAATAAATGAGGTATATTTTTATCTTTTATAGCACCATCTAAAAATATTTTTATTTCTAATTGATTTGATATATCTTGAATCTTACTTGGTCTATATTTCTCAACCCATATATTATTATCATTTGACATACTTATAAATTATTAATATTTATATATTCTTTAAATTTAATAAAATAATATCAATTTTTTGATTATTTTATTAAATAATCAAAAAATTGATATTCCAATTGATTAACTATATTATATATCATATTATACATCATATATAAATGTCTTTATCTATTAGTATTGATAGTGCAAATATTATAACCCATTCAAGTCTAAATATACATAATGACAATTGTCCTATTTGTAGATATTCTCTAATGAATAAATGTCTCGATTGTGATAGCGAAATAAATAATCACACTAATACAAATGATTGTATTAGTGTGATTGGTGTATGCGGTCATGGTTATCATTTCCATTGTATCTCGACATGGTTAAAATCAAAAATTATGTGTCCATTAGATAATAATAAATGGGAATATAAAAAACATCCTGATTCATGTAATTGTATACAAAAAAAAGTAAAAAAAAATATTAATCAAAATAATAATTCACATTCTGAACAAAATAATAATATTGAATTTGACCAAAATTCTGAATCCGAATCAGAATAGTCTGTATAAAAAATTATGGTTTTTATTTTATAATTTTAATATAAAATATAATTAGATATCAAATAATATTATACAATATGAATTTAACTTATGAAGAAATGATAGATTATCTTAATTTTATTTTTGTATATGAAGATACTAATATTTATTTATTCGCGGATAATCCTATTTGGTTTACTCAATCATCTATTCATGATAAATACAAAAATATATATGATGAATATGTTATATTTTTAGATAATACTAAATTTGGTTCTGAGCAAAAAATGACAACGACTATAATGGATAATTGTTTAAACAAAACAAATGATAATGGAATAAAGTTATATATTTTATTTTTGTATAATTTAACATTAAATACTACTGATTCAATGAAAAATATATCATATACTTTTGAAGAACAAATATATCTATTAAAATTTTCATGGATTTATCATCATTCTGATTTATTTGAACATATTTTTGAACAATTAGATAGTTGTATTCAAAGTTATATCATAAATATATTACCAATTGAAAAAATAAATATATTATTCAATTTCGGTTATCCCGTAAATATATCTTCATACCTATCAGATATCGGATATTTAAATGCAATTAATTATTATACATTAATCACATATTTGGATTTAAATCATACATCTTATAGTAAAATATTTTATGAACTTCCATATTTTTTTAATCCATTTATTAGTTATGATAAAAATATTCATCTACAAAATATTATCATACATGAACATCAATTTCTAATAAACATTAAACATTTTTATGAAACACAATATTTCTATAATATCGTCAAATTAAATCTAATCAATATTATAAAATTATATATTGATACAACTAATAATGGTATTCAACATATTATACACGTTTTTGCAAAAAATAAATCAATTATTGATATCTTATTACATCACTCAGATGATCAAACAATATGTAATATTGTTTGTTTAATGTTTCAAAAAAATTATAAATTCTTTCTCAAACATACATTCATCAAAAACAAAATAAAAAATAAAATAATAAAAAGTATAAATGATAATGTGTATATAGATGAAATTTTTTGGTTTAATAAATATTTTAAATCATTTACTCATAAATTTCAAAATTATCTAATTAACAAATTCAATAAATTAAATTTATTAGAAGATTTTGTTTCAATAAATCCAAAAAATATTATTATTAATTTATTTACTTTTGAAAAAATAAAAAAATA